TCTGCAGGTACATGCGCGACTCGACGAAACGCCAATGATGGCAACGGTTGGAACCGTCAATCAGGCCATCGTGCCCACATTTTGCCCACGTCACGCGGCAAGACTCCGCCCCTCGCCGATCGCCTTGACCAGCAAGCCATTCATCGCCTCGCCCACGGCATCCAGATCATCATCGAACAGGTCGGCGTACACATCCAAGGTCATGGCGGCCGATTTATGGCCAAGCTGCCGCTGCACGGCCTTGACGTTCGCACCGGCGTGCACCAGCAGCGAGGCGCACGTGTGGCGCAGGTCATGCACCGTCATCGACGCGGCGGCATCCTCGTCAAGGACCGCGCGCTTCGCGCGACAGAACCAGTCACCACGGTAACGTCCATGCGCGCGCCGAAGATACGAGCCTGTGCGCCTGTCAGGAAAAAGCAGATCTGACGGCCGACGGCCAGCGCACGCCTCCTCAAGGCATGGTCTGAGCAGACTCGGGAAAATCACCGTGCGCGTCTCGCTGGTCTTCGTGGTGCCGACCACGAAGTGGTCCCTGATCTCGGACACAGTGCGCAGGACGTGGATGCGCTGCCGCTCGAAATCGACGTCACCGACCTGCAATCCAACCAGCTCGCCCCAACGCAATCCACAGAGGCCCAGCGTGAGCACGATGGGCCGATGCCAGCCGGAAGCGTCCGCCAAAGCCAGCAATTGGCCGATGCTTAGATAAATATGCTTTTTCGGAACCATCCTGGGCAAAGCGATATCTTCGCATGGATTGTCGTGGATGCATTTATCGCTCTTGGCTTTTTTGATGAGCGCTTTGAGGGTGAAAAAGGCGCGTCTGGTCAGACTCGCGCTTTTTGTTTCCGCCAGCTCGCTGACCCAGACCTGCACTTCGTCGTGGGTGATCGACTGGACTTCGCGCAATCCCCATTTAGGCTTGACATGGATGCGCCACACGCGGTCGATGAGGTCGATGGTGCCTGCTTTCGATTCGGTCTTCTTCGCCGCTATCCACGGCTCCCAAAAATCCTCGACCAAGCGTCTTCCGGCTTGCGGGTCGATGTACGCGCCGACGCTTTTAGCTGTGGTCACGTTCGCTGCGCCCCAGGCATCGGCGTCCATTTTGCGTTTGAAGCCGCGTTTGCCGGTGTCCGTGCCGTCCGGCTTACGGTATCTGACTTCGTATCTTTTTCCGCTTTTCGTCTGGTATTGGCGGATTGTGTAGGCCATGCTTGCCCCTTCGTTTGCGTGGCATCAAGTCTATCAATCCGTTGATTTTTTTCTCTGTTTTTTGCGTTTCGGCTTGCATTACTTTATTTACTGTGCTAATATAGTTTATATCAAGGAAAGGAGGTGAACATGACACCATCGGAGATAATCACCAGCATCTCGCTTCTCGTCGCGAGCCTCGCGGCCCTCATCAAAGCAGTGACCGGACTCATCAAAGAGATGAGACGGAAACCGAAGAAGAGGAAGTGAGCAAGGGTTCCGGCCAGACCTAGGGGCCGGAACCCCATCTCTCCGATTATGCCATGGAACATCATGAGAACGGAATCGATAGTCAGCGCGGTGTTCGCGCTCGGAACCGCCGCCAGCGCATGGTTCGGCTGGCCGTTCGCGCTCACCGCCGGATGCGCCATCGTCAGCGCCGTCTTCGCGCTCATCGCAGGAAGGAAGGACTGACATGACCATCGAATACCTGAGCGTCACCGACGTGGCCAAGCGCCTCGGCATCAGCACCGCCGCCGTCAGCGCCTACAAGCTCCCCCAGCCGGACGCCACCATCGGACGCACGCGCGGCTGGCTCCCCGAGACCATCGACCAATGGAACGCGCAACGCCCCGGCCGCGGTGTCGGCGGCGGCAGGCCACGCAAACGCAAAACGTCCGAATAAAACGAAAAGACGCCCCTCCCCCGGCCTTGAAAAGCCGGAAGAGGGGCATGTGTTGTTAAAAAACGGGTGTAAAAAATTCCACGGACACTACAGTGCCGCAAATTTTTCCACATCCGAGTTTGAGTCTCACGCCAAAAAAATTAATCACGGCGCAGCGGATTGTAGGCTACTCCGAGACCGCTGGCGATGAAGCCGGCCACGGTGCTGATGTATCCACCGACAGCCGCATCACCAAAGGTCATGAAGCCAAGGCCGACGCACGAGGCGATGAGACCGGCCACGTAGACCACGGTGCGCACGCCCTTGGAAAAGACGGGCGTGTAAGCGGTCGGCTGCTGGTTGTCCTGACCGTCCTCGCACTCGTTGGTGAGATTATTGACTGTGGTCTCCAAAGTCGTTGGCGCTGCATGTTGAGCCATATTAAACCCCCTTAAAATCGGTTTTGATTGAGTGCCGTCTGCAAGGCGCGTGCGGTCGCGGGGCCGAAGCTCGCATCCTGAGCCAAACCGTAATGCGCCTGGATGGCGCGAATGGTGGCCGGACCAAGCAGACCATCAGTGCCACAGCCCAAGCGACGCTGCACGGCGCGGATCAGATCACTGCCGCCAGCGCCGTAGCGGACCACGCTCGAATCGATGGACGGACGCGCGTAGGTCCTGCCGTCCGGCACCTGCTGGCCGCTGATGATGCCATCCACCGCAGTGCCCATGACCTGCTGCCAACGGCGTACCGTGGCCGGGCCGACATTGCCATCCACTGCGATGGCACCGGAATTGACGGCTGGAGCGGAAGACTGGGCGCCCTGGTATCTCAGATAGCAATTCCACGGATAGTTGTAGTAATTGCGGATGTTGGTTTCGCGGCCCGTCTGGTCGCCAGCCGCACCGTAGGCTGTGCCACGCTCCGAGATGCTTGCCTGCGCGAGCCTGCCACCGCCCAGATACACGGCCACGTGATGCACATCATTAAGCAGGATGTCACCAGCCTGCGGACTGCCATTCGCGGGCAGACGAGTCCAACCGCGCTTGGTCAGCTCACCGGAGAGGTTGCCGGTGTAGGTGGCCGAGCCGGTGTCGAAGCCCGCCTCCTTGAGACAGTGGATCACCAGACTGGAACAATCGCAATTACCCGCCGAAGCGTTGAAATTCCAGCGGTCGGACTGGCTGTAGCCGAGATTGGCGACTGCGCACCAGTAGCGCATACGATTGATGAAAGTGCTTACGCTTGCCATATCAGTCCTCCAATCCCTCGACGGCCTTGGCCGCGTCCTCCTCGGACACGACCTGAATGGTTTCGGGCGGCATGCTGTCGCCCTGCGGTGTCATTTCCGGCGTCATGGTCACATCGATCACGACCGCCTCCTTTCCGCCTCTTTCGAGGCAAACGAAAAGGCCACCACTGAAGTGATGGCCCTGAAAATCGGTTTCAGCGCATGTGAGCGCCGTGGTTGAAAATGATGATGAGTGCGAGGAGAAGCAGGTAGGCTCCTCCAGCGATGGCGAGGTGGGTCATTGCCGGTCCTCCAAGTATTTTTCGGCGGCTGAGATGATCCAGCATTGCGCGTCGAGTTTTTCGAGCTTGGCTAATTCGTATCGGACGGCCTCACTGTGGTCGTGTGACTGGTCGCCGTAAATCAGTGAAATCAGCGTGTTTTTTATGGTGTCGCGGCAGAGTTCGTCCATGCGCTCGTCAAAGCGCTCCGTCCGCTCGCCCAGCTGCCTCGTCTTGGCGAAATGCTGGGAAAGCACCGAATTGTAAGGCAATCGCTCGGGGTTAACGTGCGCATACAATCCGGTCGCGAGCGATTCGAGCGCCCCCGGCCAGATTTTCAAGCACAGTGTGATTACCGCGCACGCGCCGCCGACACCACCAAACCCCGCTAAAAACGTTTGAAACACATCACATCTCCTTGAAATCGTTTAATCTTTTGGCATGGTGTCGCCATCGAAATAATTGCCCGGCAATCCCAACGAGACGAGCTGCTGCCACTGGTCTTGAGGCACGCACAAGCCCTTGCTCAGATTGACCGTGCAACCGTTCAGCCCAACGAGAATGCCGTGAGTAGTGCTGGCGGCGGTGAAGACGTAATCCACGCGACAATTCGAACTGACCAGCCCACTATCACTGCCATTGGTGGTGAGACGCAAGCGCGGATTGTCGCCACTCGTGGACAGCATGTAACAGACGACGCTCACATGGTATTTCACGCCCGCCGTCAACCCCGTGAAGGTGATGTCCGATGGTGTCGTGTTCGTCGTCTTGACGCTCACACCGTCTTTCGGCATGACGCAGTGATTAACGATGGGAGTCATGCCACCACCCCCAATGCGAGGGTCAGGCGCGCGGCATCGTATCCCCGTCGAAATATCCGATGCCGTCGAGCAGGGTCTTGTTCGCCTGATAATCGGCCTGCGTGCAGATGAGTATATTTGTCACGGTGACGGTCGGACTGCCTGACTTGACGGAATAATTCGCTGATAGCGGAGCGGAATTGTTGAGGTACGTCATGTAGCTGACACGTTGGCGTGCGCTGAATTCGCCCTGTGTTCCGATAATCGAGACAGTGCCGCCTGTGACGTTCACATCGAAACTGACCCAATATGTCATCCATCTCACGCTCGGAACGGTCGTGAGATGCACCCACTTGTCTGCTTGCAAGGTGATGGTCGAGGTTGGTCTCGTGCATAGGTTCGTGACCATCATCGGACATCACCCGCCCGACGAATCGCCTTAATCGCGTGGCATCGTGTCCCCCGAGAAGAAGCCCGGAAGCCCCCCCCCCCCGAGCGCCGCGTCATACGTGTCGGCGGCTTCCACGCTCAATTCGCTGATGGCCATACCGGGGGGGATGGCCAGGCGCGTGTCATTGGCGGTCGGGGTGAAGCGGATCGTATATTTCCCGACCGTCTGGGCACTTGGGTATTTGACCGTGCCGCCGGAAAAGATGCCGATGCTTTTATTCGTCGTATCGTTGCTGACGATCCTGCACGTGCACACGTATTCCACGCCGACCTCGCACGCGAAAGGCAGGTCGATGTATTCGCCTCTGGTGTTGGCCAGCGTGCCACCGGTCATGTACTTCGATATGTCGCCGCCCTTGTGGACGACATGGAAGCCGGTGGGGTCGAACTTTGGGTTCGGCCACAGGTTAATCCTCTGCATTCTCGTCTCCCTTCACGCTTTCGAGCACATCCTTCGGGATGAGTTTCATGGCCGCCGACAGCTGACTGGTCAGGATTGCGATTTGCTTGTTGAGAGTGCCGATTTGCGCGGAAAGCTGGTCGATGACCTCGTTCGCGTCGGCTGGAATCTGAGTCAAAATAAGTCTCCTTTTAATGCGAAACCCCCACAATCCGTGTGGATTGCAGGGGTTGAAAAAAATGGTGAAAAGCGGGGTTAGTCGGCGGCGGTCATCGTGTCGATACGAGTCACGGCCTTAAGCTCGTCGAGTGTGAGGGTGCGTCCGAGATTCGTCTTCACGTCCGTCAACGTCACGGACGTGCCCGTATCGTCGAACGTGGCCAGCACGCCACGCTGGTAGTCGCGCCACGATTCGGCGGTGCCGTCAGCGCTGGAAAACTCCAATCCGAGACGGCACAATTCCGCGCGCACCGACTCCTTCGGCGGACGCAAATCAAGCACACCGGACGGCTCAGAGGGCGTCACGGCAGTAGTGGTATCAGCGGTAGTGGTTTCAGTGGTCTCATCGGCCATAATCAATCTCCTTAATTCTGTTGGTTTTGTCTTGGCATGAGCGATTCGTAGAAGCGTTCCTCGCATTCGTCCAACATGTTTTGGCTGGACTCGTCATCAAGGAAGGCGTCCAATCCGTCGATATCCCGCGTGCAGGCCACATCGATGCCGCTGGACGCTTCCACACCGGAACCGTCAGCAGTCAATGCGGCGCACATCCGCGCGTCGGTCTCATTCGACATGACCGGAAGATTCATGCCCTCACGCGTCCTGTTGCGTGCGGCGGTCAGCGGGTCATTCAACACTTCCCCATCGTCGGACATCATGCTCACGCCGGTCGCGGAATCCGTCAAAGCGGATTCCAACGCTTCGAACGCTCCAGTCCACACGCCCCTGCCGGTGGCATGGTCGTATCGGCTTGTATCCTCCTTGCCCTGCATGATCGCCGCTACCGCCTCACGGGTCGAAGCCAATCCGAGCAGCGCCTTCCACGATGCGATCACCTCAGGCCGGAAGACGAAACTGTCCGACCCGTTCACCGGCGGATCGCAGCGGATGATGCACAAGCCGTTCTCATCCTGTTCGAAAGTCGATGACAAGATTTCCTCCAATCACTTGACCAAATAAGCCAGGAATTCCGCGTAAACATCCACCGGGCAAGGCTGGTCGGCGTTATACAGCTTCAATGTGAAGCCGCTCTGACCGCCCGTGTTCATCGGGTGCGCGATGATGCCCGCCCATTGTGAATCCGCGTTCGCGACGACGTAATAGCGGCCGTATTTCGTCGGGCTGAACGTGCAATCGACTTGCATGGAAGCGCCGGTCGCAATCTTCGAGCCGGGATTCGGATACCACGCCTTCCACGCAGCCTGGGCATGGAACGTAGAACGGTTCGTGATGCCGCCAAGATAGCCGCCGAGATACACGTATCCGGTGCCGATGTTCGCGCCGACTCCGACCTCGCCGTTCGCGTCTTGCGCTTCGAGCCAGCACTCCGAACCGTTCGCGCTATCGCCGGCCAGAGTGAGGAAAGCGCTGCTTTTCTTGCTCTCGTCCGGCTCGTCGTAATCCGTGTTCGCCACGGCATGCACTCTGGATGTGACGCCGCCGCTGCCGGTACCGCCTTTCTTGCGCGGCTTCGATCTGAGAGACAGGAACGCGGCGGGGTCGTTCTTGCTCACGTGTCCGCTCCACAAGTCCAGTTCGCCCATCGAGCCGACCTGATTCGACTGGATGACCGATGCGATGGCCGGATGCGAAAAGTAGGCGGTGGACCCGTTGTAGGCCGGGAATTCGATGCCATCACCGGTGAAAGTCTCAGATCCGCCGATGATGTAGGTCTGATAATCCGGACTGATACGCACCCTGTGCCCGCTCGTGCGGGTTTGGAACGTGCCGGTCAGCACATTGCTCTTCCCCTCGCCGTCCAGGTAGACGGTGCGGTTGTGATTGCTGTCCCACATCTGCAAGGCCGTGCTATTGAGCTTCATGCCCGTATTCGCAGCCTCGGAGCTCTGGAATATCGCGCCGGTGAAGACATAGCCCTTGAACTGGCCTGCCGCCACCTTGTCGGACGTGATGGTGCCCGCAGCGATCTTGACGGCCGTCACGCTGTTTGCCGCGAGCTTGTCGGCGGTGATGGCACCAGTGACAATCTTGGACGCATTGACCGAGTTCGCGGCCAGCTTGTCGGCGTTCACCGCGTTGGCCGCGAGCTTGTCGGTCGTTATCGCGCCAGCCACGATGTCGCCCGCATTGATCTTGTGGACGTTGAGCAGCGCCACGGTCATGTCCTCGGTGACCTTGAGCTTCGCGGTCGTGACCGAATTGGCGGCGAGCTTGTCGGTGCCGATGGCACCGGCCTGCACCTTGCCCGCCGTAACCGCATTCGCGGCCAGCTTATCCGCATTCACCGCGTTGGCGGCCAGCTTATCGGTCGTGACAGCATTGGCGGCGATGTCGCCCGCCTGAATCTTATGGACATTCAGGAGCGCGACGGTCATATCCTCGGTGACCTTGAGCTTGCCCGTGGTCACCGAATTGGCCGCGATCTTGTCGGACGTGATGGACAGTGCGACGATATTCCGCGCCTGCACGCTGTCAGCGGCGAGTTTCGCGGCGGTCACCGCATCAGCCACCAGCTTTTCAGTCGTGACCGAATTGGCGGCGAGCTTGTCCACCGTGATGGCATTGGCCTTGACCTTCTCGGCGGTCACGGAATCCACGGCGAGATGCTTTGCAGCCACCGTGCCAGATGCGAGGATGTTGTTCGCCACGAGGTCGAATGGCTCGAAGCGCGTGCCATCCCACGTAAGGACTTCCACCACACGATCAGACAATGGCACCAAGACGCTCGGTGAAGCGTTCGGCGCACCCGTCCAGTACGTGTAGAAGTCGGCAAGCATTGATGGGCTTGCGTTCTTCTCGCCCTTCCAGCGCGTCCAATATTTCTGCGTCCTCCACCACATGTCCCCCGGCTTCAAGCCATCATGCGACGGTTCGTCGGGGCCACGGTAAATCAGATTCTTGCCATCAGCAGTGGTCTGCGCCTTCTGCGCTGCGGCCTGAGCCTGATTCGCCTGAGACGCGGCATTAGCGGCAGCGGTCGCGGCCTTGTCAGCGGTGGATTGAGCGGTTTTGGCTGCATCATTCGCCTTGACGGCGGCGTTCGCGGCGTCGGTCGCGGCCTTGTCGGTCACAGCCACCCAAGCCGACCCATTCCACCTTTTCGGCGTGTTCGCGCCATTCGTGGTGTCAATCCACAAGGTCGAAGCCTTGCGCATCGACGTGGCCGGCGCCGTGCCCTGGATAAGCACGTCGGCCTTGCCGTTCGCCACGCCAGCGGCGGCAGCGGCAGCCGTATTCGCCTTCTGGGCGGCATTGGCCGCATCGGTGGCGGATTGTGCCGCACTGTCAGCCGTGGCCTTGGCCTGAGTCGCCACGCTCGACGCATTGGCAGCGGTGGTCTTGGCATTGGCCGCATCCGTCTTAGCGGTGGAAGCGTCCGTCTTAGCCGAAGCCGCGTCGGACTTGGCGGACTTGGCGGACTCATTGGCGGTGTTAGCCAGTGTCTCCGCATTGCCAGCGGTCTTCTTCGCGCTTTCGGCTGCGGTCTGGGCGGCATTGGCCGCGTCCTTGGCCTGACCGGCGGTGGCGGTAGCGCTCTTCGCGGCGGTCTGGGCGGCATTGGCGGTATCCTGCGCGGTCTTCGCCGCACCAGTGGCCGTGTCAGCCGTGCCCTGCGCGTTTTTCGCGGCGGCAGCGGCATTCTCAGCAGCCTTCCTCGCGTCGGTGGTCTTCGCGGCGTTATCCGCGATGTCGGACTTCGCCTGAGCGATTTCGTCAGCATTGCGCTCCACGTCGGCATAGCCCATGTGATTCCACTGAGCGCCATCCCACACCAGCGTGTCAATCACGCGATCGGACAGTGGGACGAGCACGGACGGTGAAGCGTTAGGCGTACCGGTCCAGTATGTGTAAAAGTCGGCCAGCATGGACGGGCTGTTGTTCTTCTCGCCCTTCCAGCGGGTCCAATACTTCTGCGTCTTGAGCCACAAGTCACCGACAATCAGATTATCCTTCGGCATGTCAGGCCCACGGAAAGTGTGATTCTTCGAGTGGGCTTCGGCATACGCCTGAGCCGCCGACTCCTTAGCCTTCGAGATCTCACCATTCGCGGTGGTCAGGTCGGTCTTGGTCTGCGCGATATCCTTCTGCGCCTGCGTCAAATCGGTCTTGGCCTGCGCCAGCGTCTTGGACGCCGCGTCAAGGCCAGTCTTGTTGGCTTGGATGTCCTTCTGCGCCTGCGTCAGCTTGTCGGTGTTGTCCTTCAGCGTGACGTTGGCCGTGCCGATAGCCGACTGATTCGCCTTGATATCAGCCTTAGCCGACTCAAGCTCCTTCGACGCGGTGGTCAGGTCGGTCTTGGTCTGGGCGATGTCCTTCTGCGCCTGCGTCAGCTTCGCCGTATTATCCTTCAACGCCGTCTGATTATCAGCAAGGTCTTTTTGTATCTGCTCGACCTCATCCGGCGAGACGGCTGAAGCCACGGTCACGGTGGCAATCGCAGACCAGTCAGACTTATTGCCCGCATGGTCGACGGAACGCAAGGCATAGCTATGCGGTGAGCCGCCCGTCAAACCGGTGATGACGTAATCGCCCTGCCCCGACTGGGTGGCGCTGATGACCTGCATTCCAGCCGCATTGATGCCCTCGCCCACCTCGATATGGTCGAAGTCAGGCTCCATCTGCGCGCCGGCAGCGGTCTTGCCGTCCCAATGGACGGTGACCACGCCTAGCTTGGATGAGACTGTCGGCTTGGAGGGCACTGAGCACGGCGTCGTATCGGATTCGACGGTGGCCACCACGACAGCCGACCAATCACCCAGCTTGTCGGAATATGTCGGCACGGCGCGTACCCTGACCTCGATCTGAGTGCCGCAGTCCAGGTTGCCGAAGCCGAGCTGGAGCTTGTCGGTAGTGCCGGCGGCATGCCACGGCGCACCGTCTTTGTGCTGCTTCCACTCGACGGCGTAATTGCTGATCTCAATGGCCGTGTCATTGGTCGCTTCGGTCACAGCAGACCACATGGCGGTGGCCAAGCCGTGTGCGAAACCGTCCGAGCCGATGTAGGCGTCGGTCTGCACGACCAGACCCTGCGGAGCCTTCGGCACGCGATGGTCACGGTCGGAAGAGGCGGTCGTGCCGCCCTCGCTACCGGCCAACGCGGCACCACCAGTGATGCCCTTGATTTTCTTCGCCTGACGCACGGAAGCGTCATATTTGATGTCGTTCAAGGCGATCGAAGCGCTTAATCCCTCATTCTGGCGCATGCTCAGGTCGATTTCCTGCACGCGCACCTTCTCGCCGTGAGCCACGGTGGGGGCGGTAATCCAGTCACCGGCGTGATAGTCGATGAGCGGCAGATTATCCACATTCGCGGTCACCAAGCCGCGCGTGTACTGACCACGCACACGAGCCGCATCATCAAGCGTGGACCGCATGAATGCTTGCGCCGTGTCCTTATCAGACACGCCGCCCTGGCTGCTGTAGCTTTCCCACTTGCCCCACGGAGTCGGCGCGGCCGGATTATCCATGCGGAAGAGCAGGTTATTGTCTCCCTCGACGAGGATGGTGGACGCGAGGTCAGCGATGGACTCCTCGAAGGGTGCCTCGCTGATGTCACGCGCAAGCTGCAGCACAATACTCTTGCTCAGGTCACGGCTCAAGGCGGTGCTGTCCGCATTCCACAGCTTGAGCGTCCTACCGGACGTGCGCCAGTCGCAGCCGCCACCATTGACAAGAGCACTCAGGATGGTCTGCAAATCAGTGCCAAGGCTGTAATACAAGGTGTATTTCCTCGCCCATGCCGCGCCGCCAGCATCCTTCGCGGTGTCGAAGCCGAGCGTCAGGCCGGTGGCCACGCCGCCACGCGCCTTGTTCTCGTCCAGCAAGGTCTTGAGAATCACACCCGGATTGGCTGAATAGAAGGGCCTCTTGCCCTTGTTGTCGCCGTCCGTGAGCAGATGGGTGGAATCATTGTTTTCCGCCTTGCTCAGGAGCCAGCTGATCGACTGGCCGGAATAGGTGACGGTGCGAGTGCGGTCATCGGTCTTGCCGGAGCGTCCGGTGATGACGAATCGCGCATTGTCCGGCTCGCGATAGCCGGTGCCGTCCGACACTTCCACGGCCACTTCGAGGCCGTCCGTAAGCTCGCGGTCGAAAGCCTGAGCGTCGCCGGACAGCAGGGAATATTCGATGCTGATTGCGCCATCGTCATTGTGGAGCATGGACGCGCTGAAGCTCACCGGCTCCGCCAGCACACCGATGCGCTCACCGAATGGACGATATGCCACGAGACGCGCGTGCAAAGTCTTTGCCATGAATCACTCCCAGGATTGCAAAAACCGGCAGGTCACCTTGTCGGCGCTGCCGGTCTGTTTGATTGCGAGGCGATAATCGCCGGACGAAATGTCAGGCCACACTTGCAGTGGCTCCGTGGTCCAGTCGATGCCATTCGACGCATCCACGCCACCAGACCAAGCGTCGGCGTTGGCCGCCGTCCACGCCTTGCGATTGGCTGCATCGACGAAAAGGTAAGGTCGTGAGGCGTCGCGTTTGCCGCCCCACATTAGATTCGTGCCACTCACCGGGTCACTGATCGTGACGGCGGTTGCGGCACCGAAGCGCAATACCAGCGTGCCGATTGGCGCATTGGAAAGCCATCCCTCGGGGATGGTGTCGAAAAGCTGCGAGGCGGAAGCGTTCGGCAATCCAGCCCAACGCGTCCAATAACCCTTGGCACTGGGCTTGGCGACGCCGCCCGGCAGGAGCCTGCCGCCGGTAGCGGCCAACGTTGTCTCCTGCCACTGCTCCCCCCGCCAGAAAACATCCGGCAATTGGAAGACGGCGGTCGCCGCGCGATGGTTGCTCCAGGGTATTTCGTCGCCGTCCGGCTGACAGGACGTGCATACCGCGCTAGCGGTCATACGTCGCGTCCAGCCTGATACCGTGTCACGCTCCACGCGAGTCAGCTTGGAAGCCAAGCGGCACAAGCGGTAGAAGCGGTGCATCAAAGTATCCGCATCAGGGCCATTGGTGATGAATTTCAGAGTGATTTCCGGCGCATCGAAAACCACCGGACCAGCAGGAAGCATCACACCACTCCGACCATTCACACTGACGGAATTAATGCGCGGCGAAATGCTCGTGAAATGGGTGGTGCCGACAATCAGACTCGAATGCTCACCAGTCAAAGCCTGACCGTTGATGAGATAATCCGTGAGAATCATCGGCTACCACCCTTTTCACTTGTCACCATTGCGGCATTGCCGCCGTCTGCAGCTTCTGCTGCGTGCTGATGCTCGTCGGAGCGATCGCGGGATAGTTGAATGTCTGCTGGACGTATGTGGTGCTACCGCCGCCATTACTGAGATTCGCGCGTCCGGTCTTCGACATGTCACCATCGAAGCCGCCGTGAATCTCGGCATTCATGCCATTCACGGTGCGCTGCACGTCCTTCCAGCCAGCCTTGAGGCTCTTGTCAAAGCCCTGCATGATCGCCAAGCCAGCAGGCTTAAGCATCACCTTGTCGTAGCTGAGCGGACCCTTGTGTCTGACGATCCAATCGCCGATGCCACTCACAAAGCTCTTCACTTTGCCGAAAGCCGCCCTCAGACCATTGAGCAGACCATTGATGATCGCACTGCCTGCGTTCCACAGCCAAGCGCCAGCACCGGCGAACACGCCACAAATGGCGTTGGGAATACCACCGAACCAGCTGACCACGTTATTCCACGCGTTCTCCACACCATTGGCGGCATTGGAGAAGAAGCCAGTGATTCTTCCACCAACTCCAGCGAAGAAGTTGCAGATCGCGTCAGGAATTCCCATAAACCAGTTGACGACGCTATTCCAAGCATTCTGAGCACCCTCGCCCGCGGCGGTGAAGAAGCCTGTAATGTCATTGCCGAGACCTGAGAAGAAATCACGGATGTTCTGCACGCAGTTCGAAAGGAAATCCGTGAACTGCTGCCAGATGGCCTTGCCCTTATCAGTGCAGGTGAAGAAATAGACCAGAGCAGACACCAAACTGGCGATAAGCGAGACAATAAGTATGATCGGATTGGCATTCAGTACCGCATTGAGCACGGCCTGAGCCTTCGAAGCGAGGCTTATGGCTGTGGTCACGGCCTTGAAAACGCCAATGCCCGTTGTGAGAACTGCGATAATCGCAGGAATAATCGAAACTATGGCTTGAATCAACGGAAGAAAATACTTCAGAGCTCCCGCAACGGCAGGAAGGCAGTTCTGGACTATCGGCACCAATACATCCACGAGGCCGGTCACCATGTTCAATACGCTTTGAATGGCTGGGACCATCGATCCGATCAGCGTGGAGATTATCGGCGTCAGAAGCGGAATGATCTTCGCAAGCACTGGAATCAGCGCCTGAGCCAATTGGGCGAAAGCGTCCATCAGCGTCTTGATTGATGGTTGCAGAAGCTCCAAGGCCTGTTTGATGCTGGCGAAAACGTTCGTCAGCATCTCGCCGAATTCGCCGCGCAATTGCGGGCTCGTGGCGATAAGGCCGGCCAGAGCGCCAATCACCAACGTGATGGGACCGCCAAGACCGCCGAGCACTTTGCCCAAGCTACCAAACATGCTGCCGATGATCGGCACTCCACTCAAGCCGCTCAAAGCGCCACCAAGACCAGCCGCGCCAAGCAAGCCGGTCACGGCGGCGATGGGACCGGACAGGCCGGACAATTGGCCCGCGAAGCCATTGAAATCGATTTTGCCGATCTTGTCGGCGATCGCTCCGAACACCTTCTCCAGCGGCGGTCCGATCTTCTGCGCCAGCTGAGCAATCTTGTCAAACAGCGCGGTGATGAGCGGTTCGACGGCCTGCACCATCTTGATGACCGCGCCGCCGACACCACCGAAAGCCGCGATGAGATCATTGCCGACCGAAGTCTTCAAACCCGCGATCTCATGCTGGAGAATGGTCATCTTGCCCTGAGGCGTATTCGCCAAGGCCTTGTTGATGCCACCGAAGTTGGCTTCCAAGACCTGCGCGGCCATGGCGGCCTTTTCGGACGCGCTGCCCTCCTGCAGGACTTTTTTCTGCGCGTCGGTCATGGTCACGCCATATTTCGACAGTGCCGTGGCGCTGCCGGTCATGACCTTGCCGAGCAGGTTGGCTATCTGCACGCCATCCTGCGCCGTCGCGTTATAACCTTTGTTGTTGGCGATCATGTCCGCCAAAGCGGGCGTCAGTGTCTTGACCTGATCGGCCGTCAAAGCGAAGGTGCCGAGCTGTGCCTGAGCGGCCTTCAAGGTGCCGCCGGATATGACGCCGGTCTGGCCAAGCGTCTTGTTCAGGCTGAGCAGGGACTTCTGCTCTTCGTCCGTCCAATTGTTGTTCTTGGCGACCTGCTGGAATTTCGCGGTCACCTCTCCGGCCTTGAGCGCCGCATCGACGGACTGGCGTCCGAAGTTGACGAGGTATGCGGCAGCTGCGGTGGCCGCGCCGGACACGACGGTGGCCATGCCCTTCGCCGCGTTGCCGATACCGGACACGGCCTTGGACGCGAAGCCGGACGCCTTGCTCAAACCGGAATGCAAGGCGCTGCCGGCTTTCGTCGCCGCGTTCCTCGCCCCTTCCGGCAAGGCGTTCCACACGGCAGAGAATTTGCTTTTGATGTTGGACGTGACCTCTCCGGCCGTCGAACTGATCTTCCGCATCGCGGAATCCACTCCGGGAATCGTGCCTGCGACCTGCCGTCCCACCGAAACGAATCCCGACGCCATGCGGGAGAAAACGTTCCGGGACTTGTCCGCTTCGGACGCCAATTGCGTCTCAAGATCCTTGAGCCGTCCCTGCGCCGTTTTGAGATTGTCGGACGCCGCCTTGAGATTGTCGGACGCCGCCTTCTGCCGGATCTGCGCCTGCTCCAATTTGATGGCCGCAGCCTGAGCCTGAGTCGAATCAGCCCCATATTTTTGCGTGGCCGCGTTCAGCTTCTCCTGAGCGGCCTGCACCTGCACGGACGCGGCCTTGAATTTCAGCAGCGCGTCCGTGTTCTTCTGCGATGCTTGGGCCACGTCCTTCTTAAAGGATTTCAAAGCATCGGAATTCAGTTCGGCGGCACCGCTGTTGAACCCGTTCTTGAAGGCACTGCCGGCCTGCTTGCCCTGCTGCGCCCCGTTGAACCCTTTGGAAAAGGCGTTTTTCAGGTCGGAGACGGCTTTGCCGGTTTCTTTCGCCACGTTCTGGCGGAAGCCCTTCATCTGCGGGAAAATGCTCACATGCGCGGAACCAAGCTCGCTACCGCCAGCCATGACAGCCTCCTCTATTCACTTGTCTTTTTGAAGCCGAAGATGCTGCTCATCGACTCCAAAGCTGCACGACGCTCCTCATCGGTCACCTCGACATGCTTTTTCCCAGCCTTTCCTGGCGCGAGGTCGCCAAGAATCGACGTGCCGCCAGCCTGAATCGCGGTAATGATCGCCGTCGCATCCATCGGCAGCACCATATGCACCGCAGTCATGCCCGTATATGTGCTCGGGTCGGCCGAAAGGTTCTCCCACAAGGCGATCGCGTCCGCATAGCGGAGTCTGCCGCCCAAGTCGGCCTGCAGACTCCATCCACGCGCCGCGAAATCGGCCCTTATTCGGTCGCCGTCTTCCCCTCGGAGAAGCTGGCAGAAGCCGACGATTTTCCCAAATCAGCGCCCTGCACCTTGGCAATGATTTCGCCATAAGCGCTGAGGATGTTCATCGGCACCATGACCGGCTCCTTCGCCAGCTCCTTGGCCGCATCCTCACCAGCGAAAGCAGTCAGCATGTCCTTCAACGTCTGAATCTGCTCGACATCCGACTTAATGTCGGACAGCTTCACGAAATCATCAATCGACAGCGCCAAAGGCAGCTTGTAAATGTGGCCATGCGGTGCCAAAAACCATACGGAGCCGTCCTTGATGAGATGCTTCACGTCCATCTGCGCGGCGACAGCCTCAAGCGCCTTGTCCTCATCCTCCTGAGTCCATGCGTCGAAATCGGCGGCGGCGGGCATCACATTCTTGGTCATTTCTTCCTTCTTTCAAACGACTGTAAAAATTCCTTTACTCCACTGAATGAAGAGAAAGAATCCCAGCACATGCGAAGAAAGGAAGAAAGAAACACATGCTAGGAAGAATCAATGTCAGTCGGTGACCGGCTGAGACTCGGAATCATCAGCCTGATGACCGACGTCATGAGAACCGGACGAAACAGTCGGAGTCACGAAGGACTCCAAATACTTGCTGTTGCCGGAATCGCAGACGTCATCCTGAATCCACTCGATGGTCCAAGCGTCACCGGTGTTCTTGCCGGAGGTCTCCTGCCCCTGTTCGTTGCCGGTCAGATTCACGACACCCAGACGGCGGCGGTGCGTTCCGTTTTTGAAAACGGTTTCCTTGTAGCAGAACCACTTGCCATCCTGAATCACATCGGTCACGTGATAGACGCCATTGGTGTCCGGCGTTCCGATGGTCATCTGGCGCGTGATGCTGTTATCCTCGGCCACGGTGAACTGTTCGGTCAGCGAAGCCGTGCCATTAACGCTGTAGCCAGGCTGATGGAACTTGATCGCATCATCGGCGTCGCGGCCGGGCTGCGGCGCGCCATCCTCGGTGATAAGGCCGACGAAACCGCCTTTGCTGAAAATCTTGTCCAAGCCGGTCTTCACGTCGGCCACGGTCGGCGCGATGAGATCGGCGGTCAGCTTCTGAGTCGCGTCATAGGGTGCGAAACGGTAGGCGCTTGTGACCACGATCTTCGCGGCGCTAAGGTCATTGCCTGCTGAATCAGCTGCCATATTTTGTCCTTTCAAACAAAAAGGCGCTGAAACACAACGTTTCAACGCCTTGAAAATTCAGAAAAACTTAAATTATTGGAATTCCCCGATGGCGGAGAATTCGAGAGTCAGATAGCATCTGGCGATGTTCGCGTCCTCGGCCACGAAATACGGACCATTGCACCCGTCCTCATCAATGCCCGCGATCGGCGAACCGTCAAGCGAGCAAATATCGGGGTCGGCGAGCAAACCGTAGATTCTGGCCGCCAAGTCACGGCAGGGTTTCGGAGCGGCACGAGAGCCATAACGCACGGTCACGCCGACGCTCCGGTCGAAGAGCACGCGATTCGATTGCGAGCCGCCATCGTCTCGCACCACGACGAGCGGCCATGAGCCGTCGTAATCGTCCGGCTCACGATTCGAAACGATGATCGTCGGGAAAGACGGCTTAAGCCTGGCACGTAGAAAAGAGCAGATCCATAATTCAATGTCTGGTGGCAGGACTGCTGTCATGTTTTACCTGCCTTCAACGCCTTGCGGAGATTGCCAGTCTTCGATTCCACTAGCAGGGTTTTCGGATCGGTGCCGACCACCATGCATGTGGTCCGATGCTCGTGCTTGACCTCCTGGATCTGGAGGCCGTCGCGATACGCGCCAGTATCAACCGGAGCATGCGCTTTCGCATATTCGAGCGTCTTTTCTGCGGCACGACGGGTCATGGCCTTGACGCCAGCCGAATTCATCAATTCATCGAAATAGCGGTCGTTGAATTTGACCATCACTCCCAAAAGCCATCACCCCCTGTATTCAGCTAGTGGGATCTCGATCGTCGGCTGCCATGACACGAAAGCATTCGCGTCACGACTTGGATAGCCGGACACCTCCCAACATCGCCCGTCATCCGGCAACGCTCGAATCCTGTCACCCGGCATGATGTCGAGAGTCGGATCAGGAGACGTGAGGTAAGCCGTGCTCGTGGTCTGCTCGCGCAGGCCGTCGGGTGTGCGCGTGCTGCTGGAGCTGGCGAGAGCGCCGGTAAAATCCAAAGTCTCCGGATTGGACCAGTCCTCGCCAGCCTGCTCGCCGGAATACGAGTCATCGACCTTCCTCGCACGCAGTCGCCGCCATTTGGTGGCGCCAGGCATACGCCATCCGCCACCGGCATTCAGATCGTCAAGCAGGCTCATGGCAATCCTCCAAGCCGGTAGGGTTTGAGCTTGTCTTTTTCGTCCTGCATGAGCGACACCACGTCAAAACTCGCGCTGGAGCCATTCGTGGACTGCGAGGTGACGAGCCCGATCGGACTCATGCCCGCCCGTTTCGCGGCACTGATGAGCACCTGCTGCACGTCCGGCGCATCATCATATCCGGCATGGATCGCGTAGCGGATGGCCGCAACTCCGACCGGGAAGCCACCGGAAAGCGACTCCACAAGACCCGTCTCAGGGTCATAGGCATAAGCCAGCTTGTTGCCGTCGCGGTCTGTCAAGGATTCGATGCTCGTCACATGACGTGCCGGCAGTCGAATCACCGTGCCGCCACGACTGTTCAGCACTCCTGTCAATGCCGCGTTCGGCATGACATGCCAACCGCATTCACGGCGGATGGCCGCCTGCGCGGCCCTGAGCCGGAAGGCGGCATCATCCTCGAAAGCCGAAGGGTCGGCAATCATGTCAGGAATCACATTCACATCACTCATGCCGACCTCCACGCTTACTCTGCGGCCATCAGGCCAGCCGCAATCAGAGAATTGACCAGGGCGTCGAATTCGCTCTTGGTTGGCGTGTCGCCGGCGGCCAAAGCCACATGCGTTGCAGGCTTCACTGCAGCGCTGCCAATATCGGTCGGCTTGCCGTTGGCCCCGACGAAGACCACATCGGCCACGTTGGCATTCGGGTCAAGTTTCGCCGCCGAGGCTGGAATCACTCGAAACTGTCGAGCCATATCACGTCTCCTTACTTAAGGGTCAGCTTGACGAAAGCCTTCGGCTTGCGCACGGCCAAAGCCACACGCTCCTTGGCGCGGATGGTCACCAGATCGGAGATGAAGTCGGTGTCATTGGAATTGGTGACCTCAACCGTCACACCGCCCTTGCGATAGAAGGTGGCAGCACCCTTAAAGGAGCCGACGATGGCTGTGCCGACGTCGACAGCGGGAGTCACCACGGTGTCCAGACCCCAGAGGCGCGGAGTGATGGTCAGCGCGCCACCATTCACGCCATAGAACGGTCCACCGCCGATGAAATTGCCATCATTGTCCTTCTTCAATCGAATGGCCTCATAGTCTGTCGGATTGATGACAAGGGCATCCGGCATCATGCCGGTCGTGGTGGAGATCATCGACTGCGCGTGCAGGACGGCAACGTCATTGCCGGCGTCTGTAGCGGTGTATGACTGGATTCCTTCACGATTCAGCAGGCCCTTGATGTTCTTGCCGGTGCCGTCGCCGTTGAGCAGCTGCTTCTCCTCGGCGATGCTCAGATCGTAGAGCAGGCGTCCATCGATGTCGGACTTCAGGAATTCGAGGTCGGTGACCATGTCGTTGGATTCCTTGATGAATCCAGCGATTGTGGACAAAGCGTCGGTGTACTCTGTCGCGTCGGCGTAATGGATCTGGCTGAATTTCTCGCCTTCGCCGACGGTGCCGAAATCGCCTTCCTTTTCGCCTTCCACGTAGTAGGTGATGGCCTGTCCGCTGATAGCGCCGATACCGAACAGGTTTGTGATGGTCGGACGACGGTAAGCCTGGACGAAATTCGGGTCCACGTAGGTCAACAGGGAGCCGTACACGCCGGACGGTCCGCCGGTAACCTGCGTGTCAGTGTTGGCCTTGCGGCGCGGAACCCATTCCGGTGCTGCGATTGACGCTCCCGAAACTCCCTTTATCTTCGCCAGCTGTTCGCCGATGTTCTTCACGACGAAATCGCCAAGAGACTCGCCGGATGCGGCTCCGCTTTTCTGGGTGTCCGCCAGATTGTCGGTCAATCCCGCGAAACGCTTATGCACCGCATCCAACGTTTCGATGGAATCCTGCAATTCGTGCGCCTCGGCGTTCAGCCCCTTCAGCTTCTCGATGTCGGAAGCGTCGAGATTATCCTCGCCCTTGGCCAGCACCGCTTCGATGGCGGCCTTGGTCTTGGCGAGACGATCATTGAAACTCATTTGGTCTCCTTGTTGTCCTTGCCGCCAGTGACCAGTTCACGGGCGGATTTGATTACATTCAGACGCTCGGCCTTCTCGGCCTCCGCGTCCCTACCCTTATCAGGGGCAAGCTTCTTATCATCCTTTTTCTCGCCGGTCTTGGAATCATCCGGCTTATCTTCGTCGGAAGCGCTGGAATTGTCGGAATCAATGCCTTCCAACACCTCGTTCAGCGACGCCAATGCGGCACGAAGCTTCTCCTCATTGGCGGAGCTGATGGCGCGACCTGACTTCACGGCCAGAATCTCGGCCTGCTGGTTCGCGGCCACCGGCACCACGCTGATCTCGAAAAGCTTGATCTGCTGGAATTCGGAATGTCCGCCCCACGGGCCGTCGCCCTTTTCCGTGATCCAAGCGGTCTTCGTCGGCACGAAGCCGATGCTCATCTGATGAACCCTGCCATCCTTGAGCAGGTCGTAAGCCTGCTGTGCGGTCGGATTATCCTCGATATCAAGCTGTGCCGAGATGAGCAGGCCCTTCTCGTCCTCGACGGCACTCAAGGTGCGTCCGATGATGTCGGTCGGCTTGCCGTCCTGATGGTTCCAATGGATCGGGATGCCGGCTCCGCCGGCGTAGTCCTTCTCCAAGGTCTCCGCGAAAGCGCCCTTGGCGATCACGTCGCCCTGCAGGTCCTTGTTGCCGAAAGTGCTGGCGTAGCCGCTGAAGACGCCTTCGCCTGCGGAATCGTCCAAGGATTTCACGTTGAATCTGAGCTGTTTGAGATTCACTGTCCTTCTCCGTTCACTGGATTGTTCTGTTGCGCGTTCTGCGTCCTGCCGCCGTCCTGCGGGCTTGGCTGTCCGCCGGTCGCCACGTTCAGTGGCGTCACCAATTCGTCGCCACCATCAAGCTTCGGATAGTTGAGGATGCGCCGTGCCTCGTTCGTGGTCATGAAACTACGCCCCGTGGCCGTGCTGAGCGCCTGATACTGTTCGGAGAACGTTCCGCGCAGCTTGGCGTCAACGTTCGCTTCAATGTAGGCGTCAGGCTGGCCGAGCGCGTCTGGCAGCAGCAAATTGAGCGACTGTTCGAAAGCCACGATGTACGGCATCAACTCCACGTTCCACATCTGCTCCTTGAAGGCTCCGATGTTGGAATTCGTGCCGCTGCGGAAGCCTAGATTTTCTGGCGCGATGTGGAATGCGTTGGCCACGTCGATGCGAATCCTGTCCCTCGCGTCGATGTCCTGCATGTCGATCGGTTTGAACGCGTCCACGGTCTTGATTTCCATGCCGTCGTTGAGCAGCGGCCAGCCACCGGCAAGATTCCCGCCGGACTTGTAATTGCGCATGCCCTGCACGAATTCGTCCTGCGCCTCCTGCGACGGCCACGGCATCTCCTTCGGACGGGAGATGTACGCTGGAATCTGGCCGCCGTTCTTCGCTATCGCACGTCGATATTCGGCCATCTCACGTGCCTCCGCCAAAAGCGGTGCGAGAGTGCCGGACACAGGAGAGCCGCCGATGCCGGACGTGCTATAGCCCACATCCAGCAGAATCTGCGGGTCTGGCAGTTTGAAATACCGGCTTCCTTCCGGCTGTCCGGTGCTGATCTGCACCCCGGTGATCTCGTCAAGAGTATTGCCGGAAAGCGTGAAATTCTGCACCGGGATCCGCCGCAACCACAGTCGGCCGGACTGCTTGTCGGCATCGAGCAGGCACAGCCAACGGTCATTGAGCAGGCCATCGCAGAGCAGCGAGTAGAAGAATCGGTAGCGTGTCATGCCAGGAAGAACGCTCGGCTTTGCCATCAACTGCGCCAAAGGGCTTGTCGTGTCCTCCGCACGGTCACCGTCAGGCTGGCGCGTGTAGACCTTGAACGGCATGCTGGCGATATTCCGCGCGATATGGTCGATGACGGTGCGCACCGCCGCCTCTCGCTCGTAGACTCCGGCGCCGAACCAATCGATCGGCAGCTGCGTGACCTGCGAAATGTTGACTGGCGATTCGGAGAACTTCTGGGCCACGGATACCGGGCTTTTCTTGAGCCATCTGGAAAAGAACCCCATGAAACCTCCTCACTGGGTCATACGACTGCGAAATGAGTCACGCTCGGCGCATATTTCGGTGTCTCCGCTTCGACTTGCATGGTCTCCAAGGCATATAGCGCCTGCGATTCGGCAACCAAGCCGGAAATCTGCAATGCTGATTTTGTCCTGTCCCACACCTCGACCTCGCCGAGCCTACGGGACACGGCCACACTCACCTGCTGTTCGATGGCGGGCTGCGGAAGATGCTGCAGCTTCCCCTCACGCACACGGTCATGGAAACGACCGCAGCACGCGCCCAGACGGAAGCCTTCGATGAGATGCACCGTCCACCCTTTTTCGGTGAGCGGGTCGATGAAGTCCACGGCCGGACATCCCTTGCCCTGCACGGCGATCTCCGTGATGTGCGGCCAACGCTCCTGGAGCAGGTCAAGATAATGCGGCACCCACAGCATGCCGTCACGGCGAGCGATCAGCTCAACATGAGGCAACCCGTCCGCACGAATGCCGGCAGCGGCCACATACGTGGTCTTACGGTCAGCCGACGTGTCCACGGACAGTACGACGCGATTGCCGTCCGGTATCGTGGAACGCGAGTCGATGCCGCTGGCCCACATTTTCGGGCTGATGAAAGGAATGATGTCAGCCGTGACCCACTGGCACAGAACCTCGGTGCGGAACGCCGCCTCGGTCATGCCGTCAATATCGGACCGAACCGACATGACGGTCATCGGCCCGTAGCCAAGCGACGGATTCGCCTGGCGAATAGCGTCGGCGTCATCCACCGGACACTTGTCAGGCGCAGACCACTCGAAATATCCGAAAGAGCCGTCCTGCTCGCCGGACAGGAACACGTCGGCCGGATTGCCACCGTCGGCGCTCAGACGCGTCCACTCGTCAACAAGCTTACGGCCCTTGTCCACCTGCTTGCGCAACGCCACGGAACGATAGTCGCCAGCGTTCGAAATGCCCCACAACTGGCTCGACCAGACGGCCTTCGTGGTCTGGCTGACAGCATTCCAGCCATCATCAGTATGCTGCTCACGAAGCTCATCAAACACCACACGGGCAGCGCTCTTCGCTCGAATATTCTTATCCGCGCGGACGATATACCGGGCTTTCGAGCGGGTGATGATCGCCTCCTCGCCGTTCGTGTTGACGAATTTCTGCGTCATCGCGGCGAGGTCTGGAATCACCAGATCCGCTTCCTCATCAGTCGCCGGAGCAGGATTACACCACTCCTTGACCTGATTGTACGGCCCCTTCGCATTGTCCAATGTCTGCGCTGCGCCGACCACGAGGAACTTCACGGGCGGCACTCGGTCGGGATGCTTGTTGGAGTCCACGAACAGCCACCATGCGGCCAGCACGCCCATCAGCGTGGTCTTGCCGTTCTGTCTGGCCACAAGCACAATCACCTTGCGGAAGCGATAGCTGCCATCCTCAAGCAATTCCAGCGCATGGACCAGCAGCCAGCACTGCCAAGGATAAAGATGCACATGAAGCATAATCTCCGCGAAGGCAATCACCGCGAAACCATTGCTGGTGGTCTTATCAAGCTCTCTAAGCGGCGGCGTGAAGATCCGCGGCAACGTAACACCATGCAGGTCATCATCGATGGCACCGAAAACACTCAAATCTTCCGACGCCATCGAACGCCTCCTAGCCGAAACGCTTCATGAAATCTTCCATCTGCACAACCTTGTCGCTCTTACGCGCCTCCGGCTTCGATTCAACCTTCGGCTTCGCAGGACGACCAACCTTAGCCGGAGCATCCACCGTCAAACCAAGCGACTGACAATATTTGAGGAACGTCGGCAGCGAAACGTTGTCGAGCTTGCCGTTCTCATCGACAAAACCGGAGAACGTCAGATAATCGATACGCTCAGCCAACACGCGAGCCGCAGCGACAACAGCAGAATTCACAGCCTTGAGGTCAGCGTTCTTCAACGAACGCTCCAACGCCTCCGCCACATTCCGACTCGGAAACTTCGCACTCATCGAAAACACCCCCTAATCTGCCGTCGCGCGCGACCCGCCAACAATTTCACTCGTCGGGGAGAGGAAGACCGACCACGCGGGACGTCTTGCGCTCTGTCGTTGGTTTTACGATTTCACCGCCCCTACCCCTCGTGTTGGGCTCATGCTGTTGTTATCCATTGTCTTGAGAGTGTTCCGATTGGCGCTGGCGGATCTTGGTTGCCTCTTAAGCGGTTGCAGCTGGTGTGGCTCGGCTTGAAGCCTGCTGGGTCGAATTGGAGTTCGGGATGCTTGCTGACTGGGAACATGTGATCGAGATTGAATGAGTCATCTGTGGTGTTCTTGACTGCGTTGTAGTCGATTGGCATGCCACACAACCAGCAGACTGCATGCTGTGCCTTGCATTGGTTGAAGAATGCGGCCTTGTCTTTTTCGAATTGGCGGCTTGTCTTGCGCGTTCTTCCTGGCATGTGGTCACCGCCTTGTGGTGCTTCGGGCTGGAGTCGAACCAGCGTTTGTGTGGGGTGCACTGTCTTTTTATCATCACGGGCATTCGATTTAAAGAAGTAGGAAGCCATGGCCGGTAAGGTATCCGTCCTAGGTATCTGTGCTATCCCTTACGCTCTGCCACTGAGCTACCGAAGCTGGATATGAATAATGGTCCAACCATTTCTGGCTGAACCATTTTACGAACATACGACAGTATAGCATTTCAACGGTGACAGTCAAGTAGTGCGGCCAACTCGCCGAGGTTGAACGTGTACTGCCGCTTGTGTTCCGTCGGCGTGGCGTGCGACAGTTTGCCGCGTTTGAGCCATTGGCTGATGAGGTTGCGTGATGCGGTCAGGCCGTATCGTTTCAGCTCTTTTGCCACGTCGCTGGGCGTGCCGGCGATTTGCACTTGCCATAATCTTTCGTCTCGTGCTGCTTTGATTGCTGGCGCAGCCCATTCCATGTGGCAGTCTGGGCATGTGGCCGATTCGGCTTCTGGCGTGCCGGTGAGCATGCTGTGGCAGTTTGGGCAGGTGCCGAGGATTATGAGCTCGTCTTCCGGCGTCAACGCTTGTTCGTTGCGTCGGATGATGTGTTGCAGGCTGGCGTAGTCGTCGGCGGCGGTGCTCATGTTGAGGATGGTGTGCCGGTTGCTGATGATGG